GAGCAGCCCGGTACGACGTTTGCAGAATTTGACGGACGCTTGATTTGCGAAGGGGCGCGACCACTGAATATGCCGAGCAATATCGCACGGCTTGATTCGTCCGGATACAACTATTCGAGCGGGCGGCTCGATCATCAATGCTACGATCGCATCCTCGATGTAGATCATCAAGACATTGAAGACGATTTGCTCGATAAGATCTTCAAACGCTGGCTACGCGAAGCGATGAGCCTGGCGGGGTACATGTATGTAACCACGCTGGCGACCGGTCCGAAGCACTCGTGGGAATGGCGCCCACGCGCCCATGTTGATGAAGAGAAGGCCGCTCGCGCACAGCAAATGCGATTGGATTCCCTGTGCTCTTCGCGCACCGCCGAGCTCGCGCAGGCCGGTGAGGATTTCGAGCAACACGTTGCGACGTTGCAGCGCGAGCGGCGGATCATGTCCGAAGCCGGGCTGGATTCCGCAGAAATTGCATTTAAACGTCAAATGGCATTGTCACTCGTGCAGCGTGGCGCAAGCATTGAAAACCTTGCCGAGTTTCTTGGGGAATTGGGCATTCGTGTTAAGCAACCAAGGCCTGTTGTTCCACCACAAAACAACGGCAATGGAAACGGGCAATCGCAAGCCGGGGGCAGATTGAGGGATATTGCACATGCCTAAGTCGGTAACACTTCAGCCCAATACGCGATTAGTCGCAACGTCAAAAGCAGATATCAAGGCTGCGGCTGGCGAGGGCAAAAAGCCAACGTTCAGTACGATGGCCTATGCCGGCGGGGCAATCACGCCAGATTATTATTATGCGCCGGCTCCCGTGGTAATAGATTTGTCCGGCCTCAAGGCCAATGAGCCGATTGCGGCGCTGTTAGATCATCGGGACGACAGCATAGTGGGGCAATCCACGTCAGTAACCATTGATGCAAATGGTGTCAATATTGAGGGCATTCTAACTGGTGATGTAAGCAATCCAGATGATCCGGCCGGTAAGGTTGCATTGCACGCTCGCAATGGATTTGTCTGGAAAACGTCGCTCGGGGTAAAGATCACTCGGCTGGAAAAAATAGAAGCCGGGGAGACTGTAACTGTAAATGGACGCGATTTCACAGGACCTGGCTACATCTGCCGGGCCGGTGAAATCGACGAGGTTTCGTTCCTGTCTGTTGCGGCCGACAAGGGCGCGAACGCAAAGGTGGCGGCGCGAGCCGCGAGGAGTGTATCTATGGAATTCCGTGATTGGCTACAGGCTCGCGGCATTGATCCGGACAAGTTGACGGATGAACATCGCGACACGTTGAAAAAGGACTTTGACCTTCTAGAGGTCAAGGCTAAGGAATCGAAGCCGAAGGATGCTGGCACCGATGGCGGCGGCATCCGGGCGGTTGATCCGAATGCCAGCCTCGACGAAGTGCTGGCCGGGCCGAAACTTCGGGCCGCGCGACAGAGAAGAATCCGCGAGCTGACAGCGCAAGAGCTCGAGGTAAATCCCGGCGCCCTGGACTTCGTCGAGGCGACTGCGCGGCGGGCGATTGCGGAAGACTGGACGCCAGAGCGTTTCGAGAACGCTTTGCTCCGCGGGCGTGGCGCCGGCATGCACATTAACACGCGGCCGCGTATGGCCGATCCGGCCGAAGAGGCCAAGGTGTACGAGGCCGCGCTTTGCCGGGCCGGCGGACTGATGGACATCGAGAAGCACTACGATGCGCGTGTGCTCGAAGCTTGTGATCGTCGCTTCCGTCACGGCATTGGGCTCGGCGAGTTGCTATTGTGTGCGGCTCGCGCTAATGGATTCGGCGGAGTGTCGCACCGCGATGTAGGGCCGCTGCTTCGCGCCGCGTTCAAGCCGGCCGAATTGCGTGCCGCACAGGGACCGAGCACGTTCGATCTGAGCGGCATCCTGTCGGCGGCCGCGAACAAGTTTCTTGTTCAGCATTTCATGGGCGTCGAGAACGTCTGGCAGGAGATGGCCGCCATTCGTTCAGTTACGGACTTCAAGGCGGTCACGACGTACAGCTTGACTGGTGATTTCACTTACCGCAAACTGGAGCCGGGCGGCGAAATCACGCACGGCACGGCCGGCGAGGTCTCCTACACCAATCAGGCTGACACCTTCGCCCGCATGTTCGCGATCGATCGCAGAGACATCATCAATGATGACCTCGGCGCATTTACGGGCATCCTCAAGCGGATGGGCCGCGGCGGCGCATTGGCAATCAACCATGAGTTCTGGACGCTGCTGTTCCAGCAGCGTGCAACATTCTTCACGGCGGCTCGTGGCAATGCCGCTAGCGGCGCTGATTCGGTGCTGAGCATCGATGGTCTGACGGCCGCCGAAATCCTGTTCCTCTCAATGACTGATCCGGACGGCAAGCCGCTGGGTCTGGCGCCGGCCAAGCTGGTCGTGCCAGTCAACCTCAAGCGTACTGCATTGGGGCTGATGAATAGCACGGCCGTGATGACCGTCCAGGACACCGCAGCGGGCCTTGGCACTGTCACTACTCGTCCGACGGCGAACACGTTCCAGGGTGATTTCCAAATTCTGGTATCGTCCTACATGGCGAATGCCAGTTACGGCAACAGTAGCACCCGCTGGATGTTGCTCGCCAACCCGAACGACATGGCCATTATGGAAGTCTGCTTCCTCAATGGTCAGCGTGTTCCGACGATCGATCAAGCGGATGCCGACTTCAATCGGCTCGGCATTCAAATGCGGGCGTATCACGACTTCGGTGTCGCGATGCAAGAGTATCGCGCCGGCGTGTGCATGGAAGGCGCGTAAACCAGCGGCTTAATTCGGGGCGGGCATTGGTCCCGCCCCATAGGGAGTAACATCTATGGCACTCGAAGCTTCATATTCCGCGGACGGGTTTTCCGTTCCGCATACGCCGTCTGTTGCATTGGCGGCCGGCGAGGTTACGCAACTGGCCGATGGTCGCGCGGCATTTGCGGCGCGTGCGATTGCAGCCAACGCGACCGGTACTGTTCATGTCAACGGCATTGCCGCTCTGGCTTGTGCCGCTGGCACGACGTGGGCGGCTGGCGCCGAGATTTGGTGGGACAAGTCGGCGAACGTGGCGATCACGTCTCAGGCCGCGCCTGAGGATTTTTACTGCGGCGTGGCGGTCGAGGCAAAAGCGTCCGGACCGACTACCGTTCGCTGCCTGATGAACGTCAAGCGCGTAACGCCGGCCGGCGTAGGCGCAGCGGCCGGCACTGGCGTAACCGCCTATGAGATGGGTGATCGCGTATTGCACCACACGCGATTGAGCCTCGACGCTCTGTCAGTGACGATGGCGGACGCGGCTGGCGGTCAGTCTTCGGGCGGCACGAAGATTTACGACTTCCCGGCCGGCGCGATCAAGATGGTTGGCGCTATTGCCAATCTGACCGTGACTGCTGGCAGTGGCGGGATTGCCGACGCCTTTGACGGCGACTTCGCGCTTGGCAGCGTTGTCGCGGCCGCCGATGCCTCGTTGTCGGGCACGGAGGCTAACATTCTGCCTTCTACGGCGATGCCGCAAGCTGTCGCTGGCGTTACGACGGCCAAGGGGCAGAGCACGGCTGCGGAGGAGATTGTGCTTGACGGCACAACTACCGCCGTCGATCTGTATTTGAACGCCTTGGTTGATGATGCCGACAGCTCGGGCAATGACACGCTTGCCTTTACCGGCACGATCGACCTCTTCTGGATCAATCTCGGCGACTACTAAGCCATGAGCATGCTTCAAAGCGGTCTTGCCTGGTTAAGTCAACAGCGCCATGCCCACATGTCGCATGCGGTGACATATGCTCGCGGCAGTACGTCTGTTGCGATCAATGCCACGCCAGGCAGGACCGTGTTGGAGTTAGTAGACCAGAACGGATTTCCCCTCCGCATCGATGCGAAAGATTGGCTCATTCGCGCAACTGATCTCGGTAATTTACTGCTGCCCGAGGACGGTGATCGGGTCACCGAGATTGGCACTGATGGCCGGTCTCGCACATACGAGGTAATGCGTGTCGGCGGCGAGCCGTGCTGGCGCTACGCCGACCCGAATCATGCGACGATTCGCGTTCATTCAAAACTCGTGGCGACGGAGTAACAATGCCAAGGGCTGAATTCAGCAAGGCACGCAGCGAGTGGTTGAGCCCCAAGACGGTCATTGCGATCGTGGCGTTGGCTGTGCAATTCGGCGTTTTGGTCAATCGCATTTCGTCAGTAGAACGAAGGCTCGACGAACTGTTGACTGAGACGCGAATCGCACGGCAAGAAAAAGCAGACCTGGATCGGCGCCTCGCTATACTTGAAGGGACATTACTGAAGCCATGAGCGCGACTGTAGTCACATTGGCGCAAGCCGTTGTTGACTCTATAAACGGCACCAGCTTTAGCCAGGCGTTTGTTGCCGAACGCAAATGGGTGCCCAAGTTGTCGCTGAGCGACATGGGAACGTCGTTGTATGTGACGGTAGTACCGAGGACGATTGAACGTGAGTCGTCCCGTGGTCAGCAGCCGCACGAGTTGACGATTGATATCGGCGTGCAACAAAAACTGGTAAAAACCGATCCAGCGGAAGCCCTCGCGGAAGTGGACGGCTTATGTACTCTGGTTGAGGAAATCGCCGATTCACTGTTCACGCAACGTTTGCCGTCGCTCGAAACTGCGATGGCGGTAGCAATCAAAAATGATCCCGTATACGAGCCAATCGAACTGGACTCGAATCGGGTGTTCTTCTCGCTGCTGACCGTAACATATCGGCTGCGGCGGTAGGAGTGGTGCAATGGAACGTATGCACTGGGAATGCCGGCTGCTGATTGACGGCACGGAACTGGATCACATTAATGGAGATGTCACGTTCACTGACGAAATGGGCGAACGAGACACGACGGCTCGGCGGTCGCTTGGCATTAATACCGTTGCTCCCGGCCAGCGCAAATGCGGCATCGAATTCGAGATGCTGTACAGCGATACGGATCCGGGTTTAGCCGCAGTGCTGGCTGCGTACGCTGCTCGTAGGGTTGTGGCCGTGACGACGTTCGGAAAACGCGATGGGCTGCCCGGGCCGAGCGGCGATATGTACGTCATGAGTGCGCAGCGCAAGGAGCCGGCTGGCGATGGCAATGTAACGTATGCCATTGTTCTCAAGCCCGCGTATTCCGAGTCCAACCAATATCCCGGCTAATTGCGGCCGGCTGAGAGGCGTAGAATGTCTGGTTTTACCAATCTTCTTATGATATCCGGCTCGCTCGGCGGCGTGAGTCTCAATTCGAAGTTCAGCGTCGAGGCAACCGGCGCTTTGGGTCAGCAGTTCGACACCGAGGCCGCAAAATCCGGCAATCTGACTACTCGTGCGTTCGTGCCGGGGAGCGGTGCTGCTGGCACGCTCACAATGGCCGACGGACACGGAATCGCCGAGAATGATGTGTTCGACCTGTATCATTCCGGCGGTGTTACCTATGGCTGCGTTGCTGGCGAGGTAGTGGGTAATACCGTTCCGTTCACTGGCGGCAGCGGTGCTGTGCTGCCAGCGGAGGGAAGCCCAATCACTGCCCAAGTGTGCATTAACATCGACATCGACTTCGATGGCGATACTCTCGTCGCGCTCGGTATCCTCGCCAGCAAGGTCGGGCACATTGCGTTCTTGGATGCCGCGGACACGGTGCTCCTGGCGATTCCGCTGCTCGCCGGGCAGGCGTGGTTCTGGCTCGATGATACAGTTGCGACCAATCCGCTTGCGGGCGGTGTTGTTGCGTCGGCTCGCGTGTCTAATGGCGCAACGACGGCTGGAACGTTCAGGCTCGGTGGACTTTACAACAGTCAGGTGTAACAGTCAGGTGTAGCATTGGCAACGTTCACTGATACTGCTGGCCGTGTGTGGGATGTGCGTATCGACGTGGAGACGATACGTACAATTCGCGAGAGTGAGTTGAAAATCAACTTGCTCGAAGTGCTTGATCCGAAAAGCGGTCTACTGGAACGATTGTCCGATCCGGTAATGCTGGTAGACCTGTTGTATTTGGTCTGCAAATCGCAGGCAGATTGTGAACAGATTTCGCCAGCCGACTTTGGCCGGGCAATGGCTGGCGATGCGATCGCCGAGGCGACCGATGCGTTATTGGAGTCGCTCGTAAATTTTTGCCCGAATGCTCGCCTGCGGAATGTGCAGAGTCAAATGCTCAAAGCGGCGAGCAGGGCGCGGGATCAAGCTCTGACGGCGATCGAAGCGAAGATCGCGGACGGCAGCCTGGAAAGGGCGATGAATGCGGCTCTCGCGCAGCATGGGCACTCGTCTGGCGATGCGCCGGGATCGTTGGAGTCGATCCCGCTCGGCTGACACTGCGAGAATTGGTGCTGATGGCGGAAGCTAAGCGCCAGGACGAATGGGATCGATGCGGATGGCTGTTGCACACACTGCGGAATGGATTGACGCCGAAGAAGAATGGAGAACCGTGGACGTTCGGCGAATGCAATCCACTGCATACTGAGAAGGAAGTAGTTGTCAGAGTGACAACTACTGAGTTGAATAAGAGGCTCGGGGTGAAAGGAAAACGACGATGTTTGGATGGCTGAAGTGGCTTGTGGTCTTCGTGGGACTGATGTTCTGGCTGACTGGTTGCCATGCTACCGGCTGGGAGCCGGGGCCGGTAACGCCGAGCAATGCCGAGATATCGGCCAAGCCGGCGCAGCCGGTGGATTTGACGCTCCCCGGAGCCGGTCCGGACGGGCAAGCTCTTTCGTTCAAATTCGAGGGTGAGCGAGATACTACGCTCGTCATCAATGGCATGGTCGGTGACGGCATACACTGGCCCAGCATTGCGAGTCTGACGCTCGATCGATCTGCATCAGGGCCTCTTAGCACACGTGGAGGCCAGCAGTTTGCCATTGAGGGCCAGCGGATAGAGTACGCCATCCAGGGGCTTGAGCGAGCGACGGCCGCACTGACCAATGCCGCGGCCCAATTGGTGCCGCTGATCGGCAGTATGCACGCACAGGCGCCGCCCACCACGCAGCCGACGTACAAAGACCGGCTGCTCGAAATACTGCTGCTGAAATTTGAGGACGAGTTGACGAAGCCGAAGTAAGCCAATGAACGTTTGGGCGTGGATATGGTTAGGGCTCGGCGTGCTGGTGGGGACCGTTGAGCTTGTCGCGATCATCCGCAAGGGCGAGGGTGATACCCTGAGCGAGAACGTCTGGAAACTCCAGAAGTGTGGCGGCTGGGGTAAATTCGTTCGGTGGATGATCGCGGCCTTTCTGCTTTGGCTGGTGGTGCATTTCGCCAGCGGTGGAGCGATAGCGTAATGCTCAAGAGCAAAACATTTTGGACTGGCGTACTGGCGGTCGGGACCGCTATCGTTGCGGCGGTATTCGCCGACGATGGCAGTGTGCGGGCTGTTATGGATATTGCTACTGATGTGCTTCATGAGCCGCGTTTCCTTGCGGGTATGGGCATGATCTTCATGCGGCAGGCAGTTGCAAAGGCGCAGCCGAAAGAGTAGATGTTCACGC